AGCACATCCAAGACCGTCAAAAAGATAAAAAGTGGAGAAGTGCGAGATTTCATCTCAGCTTCAAGGGATAAGTCCTTGAAATGTAATGGTGACCCCTACGGGTATGCCACAACCTCGCAATATCAAGCAGTTACATCTGCTAACCGCCCATAACCCCCTTATTGAAAACAAAGGGGAATTATTCCGATCTGCTAACCCGTTTGGGGCTGAAATCGGGACTGGGCTAAGGTTTGTCCCGGCCACTCTGCAATCCGTTGCACGGGCGCAAATAGTTGCCCAGCTTCCTGCCCCGGAAGGAGCATAACCGTGGCCGTCAAGATAACACCGAGCGCCAAGGCTAAGGCTGCCATGAAGGCCGCTGTTGCCAAGGATCAGCAGGCGAAGGCAAAGCAGGATCAGTCCCCGCTGAAGAGCCGGGCGGACATGAAGAGCTTTGCAGCACAGTATCCAAAGGCATTCCACCTGTTGGGGGTGATTTTCGACGTGGGCCGGGGATCGTCGTCCCGCCGTCCGGGCGTCCCCGGCCGCTGGGCAGCTTATACCTATCAGGAATGGAGCGAGCGGGCGAAGATGCCCGTCGCTACCCTGAAACGCCATCTGGACGTGCTAGGGCAGCATGGCTTGATAGAACGCGCCCGTGGCCATCATCAGGGCACCCGTGTCATCAGCTTCATCCGGCCTACAGCCCTTGCGCTGAAGCTGTCCACGACCCGGCCTACTGATTGGGACCATTTCGGGCACAGCCCAGATGAACCGGCCACCGATCCTAACAAACCCAAAGCGTGGAAGCCCAAGCCGATCAAGACGGCTCCCAAGACTGCCCCGGATGATCCGCCGCTCACGGCCGAGCAGCTACAGGCGATTGATGCCGAGGACGACGCGCCCCTTACAGCGGAACAGGTGATGGCCATCCTGAACGACGACGACACCCCGGCGAGCGTTTCGACTAGCTCACCGACTAGCTCATTTTTCGCAGCCGGATGAGCCAGTCCATGAGCTAATCTGTGAGCCAGTCGGTGAGCTAGTCCATATACAGGTATATTTGATACTCTCTTCGTTCGTATCCAATAAACCTATCCAGCTCTTTTCCTTTCAGTCAAAGAGCGATCCGAAGTATCCCTTGGGGGCCTATCCCTATTCGGGAAGGTAGAAGGAAGGGGGACACTGGCTAACGCCAGTATCCCGGAGGGAGGGCATCCATGCTTCGCATGTCTTCCTCTCCCGGAACCCACCCCCCATAGCCCCCCTCCCGCCAAGAATTATTGACCCCGACCGGCACCTGTGCCAGAACAACTCCAGCGCATCGGACCCGTAACGCATCGGGGGAAGCTGACCAGCTTTCGGATGACATGAAATCCATGTCCACGATCCGAAAGCCCGCGCATTGCTCCGTCTCTTTTCACGTCAGCAGCCTGAACCGTCCGCGCCTGTCGCGGACGAAGTCCGTTCGCTTGCCGAGCCGACCGCGTTTGATTTCGCTGTCTTCGGGGCTGTGCCGTCGCTGGCTGGCGTCAACGTCAATCCAGTTAGCGCCATGCGCGTCCCGTCCGTGGCGGCGGGCGTCAAGGCGCTGGCAGAGGCAACCGGCATCCTCCCGCTGCCCGTCTATCGTCGCGGCGAAGATGCCTCCCGCGACCGTGACAACGACCATCCAGCCTATCGCCTGCTGAACCTTGACGCGAACCCATGGACGCGGGGGCCGCAGCTTCGTGAACTGCTGACGGCTGATGCCATCTGTTACGGGGACGGCTTCGCGCTGATCGTGCGGGACGGAACTGGCGAACCCCGCGAGCTTCACCGCCTCCATCCCACCGCCGTCGCTGTCGAGATCGACCGCCTCACCGGGGAGCCGCGCTATCGCGTCACGACCGAAGCGGGCCAGCGGCTTTTCGGGTTCATGGACATCATCCACCTTCGCGCCCCAGCCACGACCTGCACCGATGGCGTATCCGGCGTATCCCCGCTGATGCAAGCCCGCGATGCCATCGGCCTGCTGATCGTCCTGCAAAGCCATGCTTGCCGCCTGTTCGCCAATGGCGGGCGTCCGGCTGGCATCCTGTCCTTTCCGCAGAAGTTGGGCGCGGAAGTCGCCAAGCGCATCCGCGATAGTTGGAAAGCCTCAACATCGGGCGGCAGTTCAGGCGGAACCGCTGTGCTGGAGGAAGGGGGCAGCTTCACCCCGCTGGCCTTCAGCAGCGTGGACAATCAATATCTGGAAATCTGGCAGCTATCCCTGACGGAGGTGGCCCGCGTCCTGCGCGTCCCGCCGGTCCTGCTGATGGACTATACCCGGCAGACATGGGCCAACGCCGAAACGGGCGGGCAGCAGTTCCTCACCTATTCACTTGCTCCTTGGCTGGCTCGCTGGGAAGCCGAAGTCACCCTGAAGCTGATCCCCGCCGAAGATCGTGACAGCATCTTCGTGGAGCATCTGACGGACGCCTTGCTGCGCGCCGACTTCGCCACCCGTGCGACCGCCTACGGGCAATATCGCAGCATGGGCGTCATGACCGCCAACGAAGTCCGGGCTGGGCTGAACCTGCCCCCGATCAAGGGCGGCGACGTGCTGCAAAATCCCTACACCACCACCGGCAAGGATGCGGGAGGCGCGCCCGATGCCTGAAGCCCCCAGCCACACCGCGTTCTTCGGCGACCGGGAACGGGCCTTCGCCCTTCCGCCCGAACTGATCGTGGAGCTTGAACGCATCACGGGCGCGGGCATCGGCGGCTTGTGCCGTCGCCTGTTCAGCGGCGACTTCCATCACCGTGAAATCATCGAAACCATCCGGCTGGGCCTGATTGGCGGGGGCGAAAACCCCGAACCCGCCGCCGCGCTGATCGCCGCCTATGCCGTCAACCGCCCGCTGGCCGAAACCTATCCGCTGGCCGTGGCAATCCTTGAAACCGCTTGGTTCGGACAATCGCAGGAGCAGGCCCATGGGTAGCGGATTGGGGAGCGCACAGCGCGCTGTCGTGGAGATATTCGAGGCTGAACCGGATGCCCGGCTGACGGTGAAGGAGATCGCCGGGCGCGTCTATGGCCTTCCGGGCAACAACATCAGCCGTAGCCACACCAACAACATCGGCCGCGTCCTGCGCCAGCTTGGTCCAGTCCTTGGGATCGCCAGTTGCCGCGTTTCCGACCGCCGCCGCTTCGGCTGGCGTCATGTCTGGGGGCGCAACTGATGGCACCCGTGACATTGATTTCACCGGACGCGCTGGATTGCGAAGTGCGGTTCGCGCCGCCCGCCGATGACGGCACCATTGAAGGCATCGCCGTCCGCTTCGACGTGCTGGACAGCTACCGCACCACCTTCGACCGTCGCGCCTTCGCATGGGATGGCAACAGCCTGCCCCTGCTGTGGAGCCACAATCCCGGCGAAGTCGTGGGCAGTGTCCGCAGCGTGTCCGTGGAGGCGGACGGCCTGAAGGTGCGCGGCAAGCTCAATCTGGAAGTCCAGCGCGCCCGTGAAGTCCGGGCCATGCTGATCGCGGGCGACGTGTCCGGCCTGTCCATCGGCTTCCGTCGCCTGAAGGATGAAAGCCGCACCGGGGGCGTCCGCCACATCACCCAAGCCCGACTTGTGGAAGTCTCATTCGTCGCGGTCCCTAGTGTCCCCGGCTCCCGCGTCACGTCCGTTCGGGCCGTCCCGGACCTCTCCATCCTCAACCGCACCATCACCAACGCCATCGCCGCCCTGAAAGGAGCCTGACCCGTGACCCTGCACAATCCCATCGAAGTCCGCAGCGCCCAGCCCATCGAAACCCGCGAGCAGCAGCAGAATGATCCGCTGGCCGCAGTCGTCGCGGGCGTGGAGGAACTGCGTTCCGCCGCCGAACAGCACCGCACCCAGCTTGATGAGCGGCTGGCCACCGAAACCCGCACCATTGGGGATCGCATCAGCGCGCTGGAAACCCGCCTGAACCGGCCGGGCACGGGCCAGCAGGAACAGCGCCAGGACGAACCCGCCGCCGAACAGCGGGCATTCAACAGCTTCGTCCGTTCGGGCGTCGAGCGCATGGACGCGGATGAAGTCCGAGCGCTCACCGTCAGCACCGATACGGCGGGCGGCTATCTGGCCCCGGAACAGTTCGTCCGGGAACTGGACCGCAACCTTGTGCTGTTCAGCCCCATCCGCAGCGCCGCCCGCGTGTCGCCTGCCAGCTCGGGGGAAATCATCCTGCCCAAGCGCACGGGCACGATGACCGCAAGCTGGGGCGGCGAGACGACGCCCGCCACTGGCACCCAGCCGACCTACGGTCAGCAGAAGATCAACGTCTATGAACTGAAATGCTATGTGGACGTGTCCAATACCCTGCTGGAGGACAGCGCCTTTGACCTTGACCGGGAACTGGCCTTCGACTTCGCGGAAGAGTTCGGCCGGGCGGAAGGCGCGGCCTTTGTCGCGGGCGATGGCACCGGCAAGCCCAACGGCCTGCTGAACACCGCTGGCCTGACTGGCCTTACCGCAGCCGCCGCGAACTTCACCGCCGACGAACTGATTGACCTCTACCATGCGCTGCCCGGCGCTTATACCGCCCGTGCCGTGTGGGCCATGAACCGGACCACCATCGGCATCGTGCGCAAGATGAAGAACACCGCAGGAGATTATCTGTGGCGCGAGCCGATCAGCGAAGGCAACCCGGCGACGATCTTGGGCCGTCCCGTTGTCGAGTTCCCGGACATGCCGGCCCCGGACGCGGACGCCGTCCCCCTTGTCTTCGGTGATTTCGGTTCGGGCTTCCGCATCTTCGACCGCGTGAACCTGTCCGTCCTGCGCGATCCCTACAGCCAGCAGGTGAACGGCCTTGTTCGCTTCCATGCCCGTCGTCGCGTGGGCGGGGGCGTCACCAAGGCCGAAGCCTTCCGCACCCTCACCATGCCTGCCTGATCCGAACGGGGGTGACAGAAGCCGTCACCCCCAGCCTGCCCCCATCTGAAAGGCTCAAGCGATGACCGTCCATACCAATGCCAAGTCCCGCCTGTTCATCGGCGCGGCGAACAACACCATCAGCGAACTGGCCGACTTCGAGGCCGAAAGCTGGCTGGAGATCAAGGAGATCGAAGACATCGGCGAGTTCGGCGTGGAAGGTTCCGAACAGACCTTCCTGTCGCTGGCTGATGGCTATGTCCGCAAGCTGAAGGGATCGCTCAATTCGGGCACCCTTGAAGTGATCGCTGGGCGTGATCCTTCGGACCCCGGCCAGAACCGCGCCCGTGCTGCTGCTGGCGATTGGTTCAAATATCCCTTCAAGGTGGAGTTGAACGACAAGCCGACGCCCACGGGCACCAACACCGTCTATTATTTCCGCGCCCCTGTCATGTCCGCCAAGTCGAACTACGGCAACGCGGACAACATCGTGAAGACCACCTTCGCGCTGTCAATCGACGGGGCCATTCTGGAAGTGCCCGCCGCTCCGGCCGTCCCCATGTCTCCAGCTGCTGGTGCGCTCACCGCTGGCGAACAGGGCACCGCCTACACCGCCACCGTCACGGCGGCGGGCGGCGCTGGCACCCCGTCCTATGCCATCACGGCAGGGGCGCTTCCTGCTGGCCTGTCGCTGAACGCCACCACGGGGGAGATTTCGGGGACGCCTACCGTGGCAGGCGACTTCACCTTCACCGTAATGGCGACCTTCGACGGGGCGGGCACCGCGTCCGCAGCCTACACCCTGAACATCGCAGCATAAGGGCGGGATGATGCGGCTGGCTGCGCCCATCATCATCATCTTGGCGGGCGAGGCTGTGACGCTTCGCCCGTCATTGGCTTGCGCTATGCAGCTTGAACGCCGCCCCGGTTCATTCAAGGGGCTGCTGGACGAGATCGCGGACGATAGCCTGTCCGCAGCCAGCGCGATCATCGCGCCGCATCATTCCCATCCCACGCTTGCCAGCAGGATCATGGACGCGAGGCTGGACGTGCTGCGCCCGGCCCTGATTGATTATGTGCTGCAATGCGCGGGGATCGACCCGGACGCCAAGGCCGCAGCCGATGGCCCCAGCCTATCCTTCGCCGAACACCTCCAGCAGCTTTACCGCGTTGGCACCGGCTGGCTGGGCTGGACCCCGGATGCCACGCTGGACGCCACCCCAGCCGAGATCATGGAAGCCCATCGGGGCCGCATGGACATGCTGAAGGCGATCTTCGGCAGCGCCGATGAGGAACCGGCCCAGCCTGACACCCGCCCGCTAGATGACAAGTTCCGCGCCGTATTTGGCTCTTTCGGAACCACCATCGTCAAACGGGAGGCATCATGATGGCACAAGGCCGGGAGTATTGGGCAGGACTGATCCGCGAACTGATCGCCGAACAGGGCGTGTCCTATCGCGAGCTTTCGCGGGCAACGGGCGTTCACCGCACGACCCTGCGCCGCTGGCTGAACCTTGGCAGCAGCAACATGCCCATCACCACCATGGAAAGCCTGCTGGATTATCTGGGCTATGAACTGGACGCGATCAGGCGCACGGACGGCCTTAGCGTAAAGGAGGCGCGCTGATGCCCGTTCGCGCTCCCTCCATCCGCGCCTGTGGCTGCGTCGTGCCATCCGGCCAGCGTTGCCAGCATATGATTGCTCGCGACCGGGAGCGGAAAGCCCGGCATGACCAACACCGCCCCAGCGCCCGGCAGCGTGGTTATGACAGCAAGTGGGATCAGGCCCGCGCCGCGTTCCTGAAGGCGCACCCGCGTTGCGCCATGTGCCCAGCACCGTCCCATGTCGTGGACCACATCAAGCCGCATCGGGGCGACCGCAAGCTGTTCTGGCAGCGGTCCAACTGGCAGGCTCTATGCACTCCCTGTCATTCGTCCCAGAAGCAATCGCAGGAGGCCCGCCGATGAAGCGCCGCCTGTTCCATTATCGGGGCGCTGGCCGATCTATCCGGGAGATAGCGGACATGGAGGGCATTAAGTCGAGCACCCTGCATTTCCGGCTGTGCGTGAAAGGCATGTCCGTTGCGGATGCCATCGCCATGCCCATCACCCCCAAGCACCGCCTAAACCCTGAAGGCAGGCAACCCCGGCTCTATGAGTTCCGGGGCCAGATGCTGGACGCCAAGACCATCGCCACCCTGATCGGGCGGACCCGCGAAACCGTATATCGCCGCGTCGTGGGCAACCGCGTGCTAGACATCGGGGAAACCCCTGATCCCTACACCGGCTTTCAGGACGCCCCCAGCACCGCCCTACTGATAACCCATGACGGCGAAACCCTGTCCGCCGCCGCGTGGGCAAAGCGCATGGGGATCAGCAAAGAGACAATCTATTCCCGCATAGCCCATGGCTGGACGCCTTTGCGGGCAATCACCACGCCCCCGGACCAGCGTTACACCATGCGGACTGTCAAGGTGCGGAACCTTCGCATTATACGCCGCATCGCCTCCACCTTCAGGCCCAGCCCATGGGCAGCGATGGAGGCACGGCCATGCTAATCGAAAAGGGCCAGCATCTCATCGGAGAGATCGCGCCGACAAATGGCGACCGTCTCGCGTGTGGCCATATCGACCGGATACCACACGACCGCGCCAGCTTCTCCGCAAAGACTGCGTGGCATTATGTAGGATCCATCATCTTGATAGGCTTCAGGCGTGTTATCGCCCGCTTTGACCAGCATGGGCGGATCAGCCTTGTTCGCTTTCAGATGCATCCCTTGGATTTCTCCTTTGGCGACGGGCATCCGCACAAGAGCAAGGCGGTTCTCAAGCTCCAACAGCTTGGCCATCTCTTCGCCACGGCGCTTAAGCTGTTCCTTCGCGGCCCGTGCCACCTCATAGGCGAGCAACAGCCAGCTTTCCGAAAATGCAAACTGCACATCCAAAGACATGTCCACCTCATCGGATGGCTCAGCCTTCATCATCTCAAGTCTATCCGCTTCGAGCAGCCTCAACATCATGTCGAGACGGCCAATTCGCTGCAAATTGATAGTGTGAACCATTCCAGCGATCGGGCCGAGCTTAAACGAGATCGAAATCCATTTCTTATGAAGTTCTTGGTCGCTGGCCATGGCCATGCCGTAGCCGGTCAAGAAAAGATCAGTCGCTTTCATAATTCCCCCTTCGCATCTCCATACCCAGCCGGGGGGTATGAGCCAACTTTTCCCGATCCCTTGGGGACCGGCGTGGGGAGGCACGTTCATCATCTGCAATCGGAGAAACCGTCATGAGCATCCTCACCGTGGCGGACGCCAAGGCCCATATGAACATCACGGGGGACGCCGATGATGCCCTGATCGGCGCGAAGATCGACGCCGCCGAAGCGTGGATTTCGCTCTACATCGGCACGGCGCTGGACGATGCCACGGCCTTCCCGGATGGCACCCCCGAACCGCTGAAGGAAGCCACCCGGCAGCTTGTCGCCCACCTCTATGAGAACCGGGAAGCCACGCTTGTCGGGATGAACATGGTGGACGTGTCGCCCGGCCTGTTCGCCCTGATGGCTCCCTATCGGGAGTGGGCATTCTGATGAGCATTCAGCTTTCCCGCCTGTCCAAACGCCTGAACGCCATCCCCAAGGCCGTCCGTCAGGCTGTCCAGCCGTCCCTGATCCAGTCGGGGGAGGAACTGGCCCAGCGGATGCGTCACCTTGCGCCGGAAGATACCGGGGCGCTGAAGGACAGCATCGAAGTCACCCCGCCCGGACAGTCCACGCCCGCCTATAGTCAGCCGGGCGGTTCCACCGTCGCACATGACAATCAGGTATTGGTGACGGCGGGCAACAGCGACGTTCGCTATCCGCATCTTGTCGAATACGGCACGGCGGACGCCCCGGCACAGCCGTTTTTCTGGCCCGCCTTCCGCCTGACGAAAAAGCGCATCGCCAACCGCGTCAAGCGGGCCGTCCGCAAAGCCGTGAAGGAGGCGCGCTGATGGAACCCAGCCTTGCTCTTCAGAAGGCCATCCGCGCCCGGCTGATCGCCACCCCGGCCGTCGCTGCCTTGGTTCCACCCGCCAATGTGCTGGACAAGAACAGCCGCCCGGAAGTCTACCCGTCCATCATCATCGGGGAGGCCCAGACCGTGCCGGGCGATGGCCTTGCCCGCACCCGTTACACTGTCTTTGCCGACCTGCATCTGTGGGCGACCGAACCGGGGCTGGCCTTCGTGAAGGGCGTGGCAGGCGCTTTGTGGGGCGCGTTTCGGTCCCCGTTCTACACCATAGACGGGCATCATGTTGCGGACCTGCATATCACCTCCAGCCGGTTCCTGCGCGATCCCGATGGCCTGCATTCGCATGGCATCATCAGCGTGGAAGCCCAGCTTGTGGAGCTTGCGTCATGAGGGCGGGAAAGCTGGACAGGACCATCACCATCGAGCGCGCCACGACCGGCGTGGACGATTTTGGCACCCCTGTTGAGGGCTGGGCCACCGTCGCCACGGTTCGGGCACAGCGTATCCAATCCACCACCGAAGAGTTCATGCGATCTTTTGGGGCCAGCAGCGAAAGCGCCGTCATCTTCCGCATCCGCCACATGGACGGCCTGACCCTTGCCGACCGCGTGACGGAAGGCTCGGCCGTCTTTGACGTGAAGGAGATCAAGGAGCTTGGACGGCGCGAAGGACTGGAACTGCGTTGCACGGCGGCGGGGGGATGAACCGTGCCCATCAAGATCATCCGCAAGAGCAAGGCAAGTGATTGCACCCCTGACATTGATTGCATCGTCAATCCGTTCCCGGACATTCCCGACCCGTTCGGCTACGGCCAGCGGGCCGTCGATTTCCTGCGCGGCCTGAAGCATCCCAAGTCCCGTCTGCCGGGAGGGGCATTCCAGCTAGACCCGTGGCAGGAAAAGATTGTTCGCCAGATTTACGGCCCGTGCGATGAGTTCGGCAACCGCATCGTCCAGTCCGTTGTCATCATGGTTCCCCGTGGCAACCGGAAGACCAGCCTAGCCGCCGCCCTGACCCTGTTGCACAGCATGGGGCCGGAAGCCGTGCCGGGCGGCGAAGTTCTGCTGGCCGCAGCCGATCAGAAACAGGCGAAGATAGGTTTGCAGGAAGCTATCGGGCTGATCGAAGCGGGCAGCGCCGATCTGTGGCGGAAGGGACAGGGCAATGTCCGGTTCGACGCCAGCAGCCAAATCAAGCTCCAGGAATATAAGAACCGTATCAGCTTCCCGAACGGTTCATGGCTGGAGGCGCTGTCCAATGACGCGGGAACCCAGCATGGCCGCACCCCTGTTTTCGCGCTGTGCGATGAAATCCACGCATGGCGGAAGCGTGACCTGTGGGACGTGATCGACACCGGCCTTGCCAAGGTGGACAACAGCCTGCGCGTCACCATCACCACGGCGGGCCGGGGGCAGGAAAACGTCGCCTTCCAAATCATCGACTACGCCCGCCGCGTGGCGCGGGGCGAGATCGACGATCCCAGCACCTTGGCGGTCCTGTATGAAACGCCCGCCGATGCCGATTGGCAGGATGAGAAGCAGTGGCACCTTGCCAATCCGGGCCTTGCCCATGGCTATCCCAGCCTGTCCGGCCTGCGCCGCATCGCCCGCGCCGCCGCCAGCAGCCCAGCCGACCGGGACGCCTTCCGGCAACTGCACCTGAACGTCTGGCTGGGCCATAGCTCCACGCCCTTCGTGGACATGCCCGTCTATGACATTGGGGCCAGCGCCTTCGACCTTGAAGAATTGGAAGGCGAACCCTGCTGGCTGGGAGTGGACCTGTCCAGCAATTCGGACCTGACCGTCATTGTCGCCGCATGGCGAGACGGCAACGGCGGCTATATCGTCCACCCTTGGTTTTTCTGCCCGGAAGATAATCTTCAGCGCCGCGCCGACCGGGATGGCGTTCCCTATCCCTATTGGGCCGAAGAGCGGTTCATTGAACCGACACCGGGCAATGTCGTGGACTTCCGCCATGTGGAAGACACTATCCGCGACCTGTGCGAGCGGTTCGACGTGCGGGAGATCGCCTTCGACCCGCACCTTGCCCGCAACATGCTGAACAATCTGCTGGAGGACGGCTTTCCCGCCGTCGAGATGCGTCAAGGTTGGGTGACGATGGCTCCGGCCATCAAGGAACTGGAACGCGCCATCATCGCGGGCAAGTTCCAGCATGGCGGGCATCCTGTCCTGCGCTGGAACTTCGACAATATATCTGTCGAGACGGACAAGGCGGGGAATAAGTCCTTCCACAAGGGGAAGAGCCGCGACCGCATAGACGGGGCCGTTGCCGCCGCCATGGCCGTGGCCCGTGCCGCGACCGGCGAAGATACCCGATCAATCTATGACACCGATGAGCGGGCCGATGGCCTGCTGATATTTTAGGGAGGCGCTGCCATGGCGACCGAAACGGAACAGCTTGTCGTCAGCCTTGAAGCCCGCATCCGCGACTTTGAGCGCAATTTCCAGCGCGCAAACCGGGCAGCGAACGACAATTTCGGCAAGATCGAAAACCGCGCCCGCATATCAGCCAAGCGGCTGGAACGATCCATGGCGGACGCCGCCACCGGCATGAGCAACCGCCTGAAGGCTGTGGCGGGATCGCTGGCCGCTGCCTTTTCCGCCCGTGAACTGATCGCCCTGACGGACAGCTACACCCGCTTCACCAATCAGTTGAAGGTGGCGGGGCTGGAGGGCAGCGCCCTTGCCGACACGCAAAACCGCCTGTTCGGCATTGCCCAGAAATATGGCGTCCAGCTTGAAGCCGTCGCCACCCTCTACGGCCGCAACGCCGCATCCGCCAAGGAAATGAACCTTTCCCAAGAGGATCAGCTTCGCATCGTGGAGGCGACCAGCGCCGCCCTGAAAACGTCCGGCCAGTCGAGCGAACAGGCGGCGGGCGCGTTGCTCCAGCTTTCGCAGGCGCTAGGGGGCAGCAAGATACAGGCGGAAGAATATAACAGCCTGATCGACGGGGCGCGGCCCCTGTTGCAGGCCGTCGCGGCGGGTTCGGAACGCTGGGGCGGTTCCGTCGCCAAGCTGACGGCGGACGTGAAGGCGGGTAACGTCGCCACCCGTGATTTCGTGCAAGCCCTGCTGAACGGGGCGGACGGCGCAATTGCCCAAGCGGGGACCGCCACCCTTACCACGTCCGCCGCTTTCGAGACGTTGCGGAATGCCTTGGTCAAGTATTTCGGCGAGGCGGACAAGGCGAACGGGACCACCGCCGCCCTTGCCGACGCCATCAAGGCGCTGGCCGATAATCTGGATACAGTGATCCCGGCCATAGCCGTCCTGTCCACCGCGCTGGGCATTGGCTTCGTCACCAATGCAGCGAAGGCTGCGCTAGCCGCCCGTGGCGTGGGCGGGGCGCTGCTGGGGGCGTTCGGCGGACCCGTAGGCATCGCCATTACCGGCATCACCGTGGCGCTTGCCGGGCTTTACACCGAAACCGTGAAGACGCGGGGCGCGCTGGACAGCGTGGAGGCCATTACCAGCGAAGCGGCCAGCGCCCTGAACGATGCGAGGGGCAAAGCCGATAATGCCGCCACGGGCGTCAAGGGCGTGGGCAGCGAAGCCGCCGCTTCGGAAACAAAGGTCCGGGCCTTCGCCGGGGCCGTGGGCGAAGCGGCCCAGCAGCTTTATGAACTGGCCAAGGCCCGGCAAGCCGCCCTGATTTCCGATCTGGAGGCCAAGCGCCAGCAGGCCAGCGTCCAGTATAGTGAGCTTTACGGCAAGACCTCGCAGGGCCGTCAGGATCGCGCCGCCGCCAATCGCAACATGGGATGGCTGGAGCGGATTGGCCCCAGCCTTGGCGTGGCGCGAGATGAGTTCGCCGCGCTGTTCGGCATTGCTCCATCCGATACCGAGCTTCAGGACGGCATGAAGCAGCTAAAGGGGGCGATGGCCGATTATGACGCGGCCCTGCGCGATGCACGGGGCAATCTGGAGCGGTTCGCCGTCCGGCCCCCAGCCTCGCCGTCCGCATCGGGGGGGAAGTCCAACAGCACCACCCGCACCGGCAAGAGCGATGCGGAAAAGGCGGCGGAAGCCGAAAAGCGGCTTCAGGACCGCATCAAGGAAGCCACGGAAGACTTGCGGCTCCAGCTTCGCCTTGCCGACCTACGCGCCGAAGGGCTGGACCTTCAGGCCGACAAGGAACAGGCCATCGCCAATATCCGTCAGCAGTTCCCCGAATTGGTGAACAGCGAGAATGCCGCGCTGCGCGAACAGCTTTCCCTGATGGAGGGGCTGGCCATTGCCGCCGTGGATCGTGCCGAAGCCCAGCGCAAGGCACAGGAACAGAAGGACCGGCAGGAAGCCTATTCGGGCCTCATCGGCGAAGGCCAGTCTTTCGTCCGGGATCAGGTGAATGAACGGCAGGCCATGGGCATGGACCCTGAAGCCGCGTCCGCCTTACGTCATGAGCAGGACATGCTCAATCAGGCCCAGCGGGCGGGGATAGACCTGACGGCGGGGCAGCGCGCCGAGATCGCGCAACTGGCCCAAGGCATGGCCAGCGCCGAACAGGCGACCACCGCCTTTGCAAAGAGCCAGCAGCAGGCGGCGGACCTGTCACAGTTTTTCGGGGACACGGCTGTTGATGCCTTGCATGGCGTCATCACCGGCACCAAGAGCGCCAGCCAGTCCCTTGCCGACATGGGCAGCGCCTTGGTGAAGATGGCGCTTCAGGCCATGCTGCTAGGCGAAGGACCGCTGGCCGGGATCATGGGCGGCGGGGGAGCCGGAGGCATCGGAGCCATCATCGGCGGGCTGCTGGGCTTTGCTGATGGCGGTCATGTCCGGGGGCCAGGAACGTCCACCAGTGACAGCATCCCCATCATGGCCAGCAACGGCGAATATGTCGTGAACGCCAAGGCTACCCGCCAGAACCTGCCCCTGCTGGAGGCGATCAACAGCGGGAAAGCCCCAGCGTTCGCCAAAGGCGGCAAGATCGGGGCGAGCCTGTCCAACACCTACGCCCCCAGCGTCAACGTCAACGTGTCAGGCGGACAGGATGCTCGCGTAGCCCGTCAGATTGCTGATGCGGTAGGGCAGGCGCTCGATGATCGCCGCCCCGACACTTTCCGCCGATCAGAGGCCCAGCAGCTTGCCAAGGCCCAAAAGCTCATCAGCCGGGCCGGGACGCGGAATAACTAAACAACTATGAAGTGCTGAAGCGCCGTAGGTGAATTATTAAATTTTTCCACCTTTCCAACCGTGAGCTTAGTGTAATTTCCAGCAGCTATCTCAGCCATAAGTTGACTTTCGAAAGCGGCTCCAGATGAGCCAAGGCGACGGCTATCCTTTCCAAAAAACTTCACTAGAGGAAATTCATCACCAGATGAAAATGACTTCAATTTATTATTGAGACTTTCAATAAATTCAGATGATGTTGCAAGGATTGTATCCAGTTTTCCTTCTACTTCTATCTTAAGGATGTAGACGCTCTGGATAAGATGATTGATTATTTTAAGTGCGACCGAAATCTGCTCATTGCTGGGTTTTTTGATTTCATGCGCGGCGTCGTTTCCGAGAAAGCGGATAGCGTGAAGTCTATCTGCATCGTTCTTGGATATAAGGCCCATAGTAGCCATTTTCGTTATTCGAACTTCAAGGTTCTTCCCAGTCACACTGCAATCATTACAAACGGCTTCTATCGTTCCTCTCAACCCAAGGCCTGCAAGTGTCAAAGCGCCAGCTTGGACTGCTGTTACAGCTTCTTGATAGATACTTCTTACTGTATCAGGAACTGTCCAAATATCTCCAAGATCAACATGAGAGGGATCATACTTTGGATAGCATTCAACTTCTTCTGGAACTTCCCACTCGTTATCATCGACTTGATAGGCTTGTTCAATATCTCTCATGAGATACCGAAAAGACTTAGTTTCACAGCCTAAGCATTCAATGACAGAGTAAGACGCATGAAAGCTATAATGCTCATCACCGTGCTCTTCAGATGAGCAGAGATTTACATGTCGAGTTTTGCCCTTGCATTTATGGCAAGGGGAGTAGAACGCATCATTTTTGGACATTATTTTCTCTCAAAAAGGAACTTGGTCATCACTCATGTCGAATGATGCTGTGGCAGGCGTAGGGCGCATATCTGGGATTGCTTTGAAAGGCTCACGCGGAGGTAAGAGCCGCTGGCGCTCTTCGTCCTCCAGCTTCTCAGTGCCGATTGCCTCTGAGATTGATTGAACGATCTTGGACACGCCATCAAACGCGCCGCCTAAATCGTTTGCTGATGCTGCAACCAGCGCGACCACCATCATGGCTTGCGCGAGATTGAACCGCTTTTTCGCCAATTCGGCTTCAAAGTCGGCAACCTTCTCCATCAGCGCCCGCTTGCGCTTTTCGGGAATGTTTGCGGCTTCAATTTCTGCCTTTAGGCGTTCGATATAATGCTGAATACGTTCGCGGCCGGGACCAGAGATCGCAATGCTGTTGCGCCTGTCCCGTCTCGCGCGCTGCGCTCTAATCTGGACCGTCCGAAATTCCACGCGGCGTGTGAAGTCACCAAATGCGGAGAAAACAGAATTGGGATCGCGCTCATAGGTGATGTCTGGAATGTCGAACTGCGCCGCAAGCGCCGCCACCTCGTTCATGTATCCCATGATTTCTTCGAAGGGTAGATTGTCGTTCTGATCCCTTTCGCACGCCATCAAGCGGCTGCGCGAAATGCTCTCCAACTTGGCGAACGCTTCACCATCATCATCCGGTAAATCATCAAAATCCTCATCTGTCAGATAGGCCATCGCTTCCCCTTAGCGGTCCCCCTCCAATTTTCGAACCCGCCGTTGCAAATCCTCAATTTGGATTTGAACTGGATCGCTTGCGTTGCTCCCCTTTGCCGTCTTTGCCCATGCGAAAGAGGTATGTCCCGCATCCTCGCGGAAGCTGGCCTCAAGCCTGTGGGTAATTTCCGCATTCAGGGACCGGCCGTTGGCTTTTGCGGCTTCCTCCACCTGCCTTTTTAGATCGGGCTGCAACCGCAACCCAAACGGCGGAATGTTCGCAATCTTTCCGGGTTCGTCTCGTTTCACCATGTAGCTACCATGTAGCAAAAATAGCTTTCCTTCTATGACTTCATAATGTAGCTATTATGAAGTCATAAGAATGGAGGCTTCAATCATGACCACCAAACCGACCCCGCCGCTTGGTATCCGTTTGCGTCCCGATCAGCGCGCTTGGCTGGAAAGCTATGCCAAGTGCGAAAATCGCAGCCTCAACGGCGCGCTGGGCGACCTGATCGACCGCGCAATGAAGGCGGACCCGCTCACCGTCACCGTGGCTAAATTCACTGTCATGGGTGAGGCGGCATATGATGTTTACGTTGGCCCCAGCGTGACTAACGGCATCCATATCGGCGACGACAAGGCGGAAGCCATCGCCGCAGCCCGTGCTGAGATCAAGCGGCTGGGCTTGCCCGCATCCGCCTTGCGGTTTGAAGTTGCCACGCCTGACAATCTGAGCGGCACGGCAATCAGCGCAGCGGAGTTTTGCACCGGGGAGGCCGCATAATGCCCCGCCCCAAGCTCACCCACAAACGCACCGACGTTCAGGCCATGTGGGAACTCATGGAGAAGATGGGGCAGGAACCCGTCGCCGTGAAGCTCCACCCGGACGGCACATTCCGCATCATGACCCGCAAACACGTCGAGGCCAAACATGGCCCGGCCGGGCAGGCAACCGCGAACCCGTGGGATCGGGAATTGAGTGATGCCCCCGCATAAGCGACCGCAATATGTCCACGTCTATCGGGACAGGCACGGGAAGGAGCGGATTTATTTCAACCGGCCCGACCTGCCCAAAGTCGCCTTGCCGGGGCCGCTCTACTGTGAGGCGTTCTGGATCGCCTACCACAAGGCGCGGGAAGGGGCGGCGGAACAGATGGAGCGCCCCGCATCATCCCGCATCGTGCCGGGCAGCTTTGCCGATCTACTCCGGCGCTATTATGCCGCCCCCGCCTTCCTGAACCTTTCTCAGGCGACCCAGCGCAACTATCGCCGCTTGCTGGACGGGTTCGCCGAAACGCGCCGCGACTGGCCAGTCAGCGGTCTCAAGCGTGTCCACGTCAACGGCATCATCGGCAAGATGCAGGATCGACCGCAGGCGGCGAACAGCCTGCTGAAGCGCCTGAAGACGCTGATGAGCTTCGCCGCCGACATAGACATGATCCCTACCAACCCGCTGATGGGTATGCGGGGGCTGAAAGTCGTGTCTGACGGCTTCCATACATGGACCGAGGAAGAGATAGCGGCCTATGAGGCAAAGCACCCTATAGGTTCGCTGGCCCGCCTTGCCATGACCCTGATGCTCTATACCGGCCAGCGCCGGTCTGACGCGGTGAAGATGGGCTGGCAGCATGTGAAGGGGGACCGCATCGCCGTCCGGCAGCAAAAGACCAATGCCATCGTCAACATACCCATCCACCCGGAACTGAAGCGGGTTCTGGACGGGACGCCCCGCGACAACATGACCTTCCTTGTCACCGCCTACGGCAAGCCTTTCACGTCCAACGGGTTCGGCAACTGGATGCGGGACAGGTGCGATGAGGCGGGCTTGCCGCAATGTTCATCGCATGGGCTTAGGAAGGCGATGGCCACCCGGCTTGCGGAAGCGGGCTGCACGATCAACGAAATCATGTCCATCACCGGCCACACCACCGAGGCCGAAGTGATCCGCTATACCAAAAAGGCGCAAAAGACTGTGCTGGCCGACAACGCCATGATGAACCTTCAGGGCGCGGCGAAGCGCAAATCTGCTAACCCTGTCCGCAAGGTTAGCAAATCGAAAGGATAAGTCTTTGAAAAACCATCCCTCTTTAGAGGGGGTGGTGACCCCTACGGGAATCGAACCCGTGTTTCAGCCGTGAGAGGGCCGCGTCCTGACCGCTAGACGAAGGGGCCACAAGCCGCTCAGGCAGCGAGTGAGGTGCCGCGTTTAGGATCGCGTGCCGACGTCGTCAAGGGAAACTCGCACGACTTATTGCGGCACATAAAAAACCACCCCATGCGATTCGCACGGGGTGGCCAAGGTTCAGGGAGGAGACGCCTCCAAAGGGGGAGGCGCCCATACGACACA